CCTAATCTCTAACCCAGCCTTCCCGGTCTATGAGTTTAGTGATCAAGGCGTGGACATCTCCTACACCAATGCAGTAGTAGCGTTAGACGATACTACGCTGATTAATGATGTGACTATCACACGCCTAGGCGGTACAGCTCAGAATGCCTTTGACCAAGATTCAATTGATAAGTTTTTCCTTCATTCAGGCACACGCTCAGGCATATTGGTACAGACAAATGCAGAGGCTTTAAATCAGGCTCAAGGCATCCTAGCCACACGCAAAGACCCTGAGATACGCATAGATAGCATTCAGCTGAATCTCTATGATGATGTTAACCCTAATAAGCCTTTAGCAGGCATAGATATAGAATTACTAGATGGCGTAACAGTTACTAAGACTACCCCTGGCTCATCCAGCGTGGTGCAATCAAGCCTGGTAAATGCCATTCATCACGACATTACCAAGTCATCCTGGATGACTACCCTATACACAACAGAACCGCTACTGGCAGGCTTTGTCTTAGATTCCGATATATCGGGTATACTAGACACAGACGTGCTGAGCTACTAAGGAGAACAAATGGCAGGCGCAGGATATAAGTTGTTCAATACCGGGGATGTGCTTACCGCAGCCCAGGTCAATACGTATTTGAATGAGCAAACAGTTATGGTGTTTGCAAGCTCAGCAGCTCGCACAAGCGCGCTAAGCGGTGTATTGGCTGAAGGTATGGTGTCTTATTTACAGGATACTAATGCAGTTGAAGTTTACAATGGATCAGCATGGGTAGGCGTTAGCGGTGCTGGTGATGTAACTGAAGTGCAAGCTGGTACAGGTATATCGGTTGCTAATGGTACTGGCCCGATACCAATCGTTACCAGCACAGTAGCTACAACATTTGATGCTAAAGGTGATCTAGTTGTTGGCACAGGTGCAGACACATTTGCCAAGCTTACAGTTGGCGGCACAAATGGACACACATTGCAGGTTGATTCTTCAACTGCAACAGGATTGAAGTGGGCTGCTGCTGCTGGTGGTGGAAAGGTGTTACAGGTTGTTCAAGCAACTTATGCAACTGAAACCTCAATAACAACTGATTCAACTTATAGTGATACTGGTGGAACGATTACCATTACGCCAACCTCTGCAACTTCTAAAGTGCTTTTAATTTGTTCGCTTTCTGCTGGTCTTTCGCGCAGCAATAACACAGGCCAAGGCGGAACCTTTAGATTTATGCGCGGCGCAACTGAAGTTTTTAAATACCAAGCCTCAGCAAATAGCGCACTATTTACAAGAATGGGAACGGGCGATGGTAGCCAAACGATTGTTTTTGGTTTATATGCTTTCAATTATTTAGATGAACCTGCTACTACATCTGCAACAACTTACAAAATTCAAGGCAAAGTTTTATACACATCTAATAGCGGTGCAATCGTTTGTCAAAGTGAATCAACAAATAGCGTAATGCTTGCACTTGAGATAGGAGCATAAAATGGCAAAGGCAATAGAAGTAATGGGTTTTTTAAGACCGAATGGTGGTTATACACAAAGCGGCTATGAATATGAAGGCATTACATTTGTGAATTGTGAGCCATTTACAAAAGAAGAATATGAAGCAGCATTTGATTTAGTAGATGCAGCAAAATTGCAGGCAGAGTCAGATGCAATAGCGGCAAGGTCAGCAGCCGAAGCTAAACTTGCAGCCCTCGGCCTAACCTCAGATGATTTGAAAGCCTTGGGCCTTTAGAACAATCCCTCAAGATTCTGTAATTTAAATGCTATAATAAATAGATATGGCAAAGCTATGCAAGGCAGGGATACAACTACGCGAGCAGCTAGATGATGCGTTCCCCGATAGAGATAGAACTTCAGATGGTTGGATCGGTGACAAACGTCATTCAGCGCGTAAGTCCGATCACAATCCAACTGCTGAAGGCATTGTACGTGCCCTTGACATTGACGTTGATTTCAGGTCGCACAAAGCAGAGCCCTATGACTTTGCGGATCAGCTACGATTACTTGCCAGACTTGATAAAAGAATCTCTTATATCATCTTCAACGGCAAAATTGCCAGCTACAAACGCAATTACAAATGGAGAAAGTACACCGGGATAAACCCACATAAGACACATATTCATATTAGCTTTACTGCTAAGGGCGATTCAGATGGCAGTATGTTTGAAATACCAATACTAACAGGAGAGCCCCTACATGGAACAACTAAAGCAAGTAAGCGCAAGTTGGGCAAGAAGCTTCTTAGCAGCTGGAATAGCAACCTATCTAGCGGTGGGTTGGGATCTAGCACATATTGCAAATGCTGCACTTGCGGCAAGTCTTCCAGTAATCCTTCGTTGGTTAAATCCTAACGACACGGCATTTGGTCGGCGTTGAGCCCGGCTGAATGGGCAGGCTTTGTAGCTGCCACCCTATCGTGCTGCGCCCTAATTGTCGGCGGCCTTAGATACATTATTAGACATGAAGTGCCAGCAATACTTGAGGCATCAAACATCGTGTCGCGCATAGATAAACTTGAATCAATGGTCTTAGAATTGCTTACTCATGAGCGCAAGAAGAATATCAAAAAGCGAACAAGCCGCTAAGCGTAAGCGGAAAGAAGCCGCTGCGCGTAGAACAAAGGCTGACATTTTGCTACCCATAGATATATGGGCTGCATCTATTGTTGAATGTTATGAAGCCTTAGTTCGTGCTGGATATGGTGAAGATAGGGCGCGCTGGTACATTGAAGAACAGCTGCGTTTACCTGATTGGGTAATACAGAATCCTAATCATTCTCCATATGAAGATGAAGATGAGGATGACGATTAAGCGAATTGTAGTCATATCAGACTTACAAGTACCTTTTCACGATAAGAAAGCAGTAAAAAATGTCGCACAGTTCATCAGAAAATACAAACCTGATGACGTTTTATGTGTGGGCGATGAAATTGACTTCCAAACAATTAGCCGCTGGTCAACCGGTAGGGATGAGTGGTCAGGAAGCATTGGCAGAGATCGTGACGAAACTGTCAATGTCCTCGCCGAACTTCAAGTACGACATCTCAGCCGAAGCAATCACGGAGCAAGGCTCTACAACTCACTAAGCAAGCGCCTGCCTGGGCTCATTGGTCTGCCTGAATTGACTATAGAGAAGTTTTTACACCTAGATGCCTTAGGAATTACCTACCACACCAAGCCATACCAGTTCCATGATGAATGGGTAATGGTGCATGGCGATGAGCAAAGCACCAAGCCACATGGGGGTTTAACGGCCCTAGAATCGGCTAAGAGGCATGGATTGTCGGTAGTCTGTGGTCATACCCATAGACAGGGCATTTCAAGCTTTACAACGGCTTCTGGGGGCGTTTTAAGGGGTATCCTCACAGGCTTTGAGGTTGGACATTTGATGGATGAGAGCCAAGCCTATTACACACGCGGAACATTTAACTGGCAAAAAGGTTTTGGAATCATTTACATAGACAGAAAACGTGTCCAGCCAGTAGCCATACCAATAGAAAAAGATGGCAGCTTCTTAGTTGAAGGCAAGCGATATGGTTGAGGACATCTTTCCAATTTATAGAACTATTGATGATCACATGGATAACTTTGATGGCGTGTCGCTGATTGACAAATAGCATATAGACCCTTCAAAATAGGATTTGAAATCCTATTTGAAAGGGGTTTAGGGCATGACGATTAGATATGATCGTAAATCGGGTGCGTATACCGATGGCAAGCACTTTGTGCGAGCTTCATATATACGTGATTACGCTAAAAAGAAATTAGGCATGAGCCAGCAACGCGGCAGAATAAGTCGTGAAGTTTTGGCTGCCTATTTTTTAGATGTACATGGGGTGAGCGCAGATGTTGAATGATATGCGTTTGCTTGAGTTAGCGTTATGGTGTTTTCTATTTGTGTTAAGTGCATACACAATCGGTGTATTCATTAAGGAAAAAGGATATAAGGAAGGCTGGGCAGATGGGTACAGGCGAGGGAAATCAGTTGCGAGCGAAAGACATTTTGACTAATGCTAACGACACGATCATTAACAGAGGGTCAACGCATGGTCATTACGACCAAACTATGTTACGAACGGCAAAGCTGTGGGAATCCTACTTTGAAAGACCAATTGAGCCGATGGACATTGCAATCTGTATGGCATTGGTCAAGCTCGCAAGAATTATGGAAACTAAATCAAATCACGATTCTTGGGTGGATGCCGTTGCCTACTTCGCCATTGCCGGAGAACTTGCCGTCAAGGATTGGAATGATCTTAATGCTTTCTAGGTCACCTAAGGGAACTTGGTGTGACTATTGCAAAGGCAGATGGGGCACTAACAGTTTACGTGGACAAACGCAAGCTGTATGGCAAATTACCAGTAAGCGATATGGCAAGTTGATTGTCAGGCATTACTGCCAATCTTGCGCCAATGAAGTTCAAGAATGGCCAGATGGCAGCACTTGGACTTTGAAGGAACAAATTGACTATGCAAAAGGAGAAACACTAGATGTTTAATTTAGCAAACTATGAAGATGTAGATACGAGGATACACAAATTTTATGAAACCTATGAAGACGGCTCAATACTCACAGAACTCATCACCAATGACGAAGAAAAAGGCATTGTTATATTTAAAGCAGTTGCTTATCGTACCCACGTTGATACTGCTCCTTCCGCTATTGGTTATGCGCGCGGTGCTCGCAAGGATAGG